GTTATTCAAAGTCGCCTGAGATGCATGACAAAATCATCGGCACATTCATAGAGCGGGAGCATTACCTATTGTGATGATCTCTATATTGAATACACGACCAAAAATAAAGGGTAAAAAAGAGGAAAACAGTGCATCTTCTATACCCATCAAAATTAATAGTGACACGTTAAATTTGAACTATCTGTGAGACTTTGTGACATCAATTTTAGCCCGTGTCACCCATGAGTTACCCAGCATTTATGAGCCTCACTTAAATAACTATCAGTAGCTGATCATTACCTCCCTTACACGCCTTTTATTCAGCGCTACAGGGAGTGGACACAATGAACAGCCATCAATGCTCACATAAAAAGATAGTTGGCTACGTTGTACTGCTCCCTGCCTGACCTACATATTACGCACTTTCTTGGGAGAATCTCTAATCCCTGTTCACCAAGAAATAGCTCTATCTTAGTCACACCTAATTCCTTTTGTCGTTTGCGTTTTTCTATTTTACGTTATGCGGCTTTTGCCATTAGTCCCGTTTCTTCATTTTAACTACGCTAATGCACGGAACAAAAACGTTCAATAGATAGCTCATCGACCCTAGCGCCACCTAAATTTGCCAAAAATGCTATTGTTGAAAGCACATCTTTTTCGCTTGTTGCGACAAAAAGAGTTATGAAAGATTGTTGGTTCCATAAACCACTTGCTTTATAAACCGATTTTTTCATTTTCACTCCAACTAACTACATTCAATAACCTGATGACAAAACGGCTTTATATCCTCTACAAGGTACGTAGTTATATGATGGGAGCGATTTTATTTTTTCCAAGTATGTAAGTTTCATACTTTCATTACTCACAAATATTTTAGTCTGCCTCTGAAAAACGCCCAATGTACCTCAGATGCCTTTTTAATCTTACCAGCACTCGCTCTCTGTCTATTTTCTATTTTGATGCAGTGCTCGTCAGCAAGACGTCTTGCTGCTGAAAAAGATCAACTCATGAAAGCAGGTATTTATATTAAGCAAGCTAAAAACAGGTAAAAGCTAAAGAAGAAGCTGTAAAAAAATTTCCTTATTTAGATTTTAATTTTACGTTTCATGATTTGAAGGCCAAAGGAATATCTGATCTGGAAGGAACGCTGAGTGAGAAACAAAATATTTCTGGCCATAAAACACCATCACAGACTGCACGATATGATCGAAAAGTAGTAATCGTTCCAACGGTCGGAGGGCAAAAGCGTTAGTGAATGGGGGAGTTAGTAGCGAAAGTTAATAGCGAAATAATAGCGAAAGGTGATTTCAGTCACAAAAAAAGCCACCTAAAAGGTGGCTTCTTTCTTTCCCTAACTCGTTGATATTCAACTGAGTTTTTATTTGGTGCCCAGGGCGGGACTTGAACCCGCACAGCCTAAAGGCCGAGGGATTTTAAATATTAGATATGGGGCAATTAAAACAATAAGTTACTGATAAATATAAATTATTAGTAAGCCGATATTAGGTGAAATTTGTCTGTATATCGTCTTGCTGCCACATTATTTATTCAAATTATCCAGCGGATTTAAAGAAACAGCAGCATCCAAATGTTCAGGTGCGAAATGCGCATACCGCATCGTCATCAAAATAGAGCTGTGACCTAAAATCTGTTGTAAAACTAATATATTTCCACCGCTCATCATAAAATGGCTTGCAAATGTGTGGCGTAAAACATGAGTTCTTTGCCCCTTTGGTAATTCTATATTTGCCTTTTTTAAGGCACCTTCAAATGCATCGTAGCAATTCGAAAACAACGCCCCTCGACGCTTTGGTAATATGTCATAAAGGGCTCTTGATATAGGAACCGTTCTGTTTTTCTTTGACTTTGTTTGAACAAAAGTCACTTTGTGCGGAATGATTTGTGACTGTGTTAAATTCTGCGCTTCGCTCCATCTAGCGCCAGTCGCTAAACAAATACGAACAACAAAACCGAGATCTTTATTTTGAGAGTCATCACAAGCAACAAGTAAGCGCTTGATATCATCTTTATAAAGAAATGCCAGTTCTTGCTCACCCTCTTTAAACTGGCGAACGCCATCAAGTGGATTATCTCCTTCCCATTCACCTAAGCGCTTTAATTCAGCAAAAACGGCATGTAAATATGATTGCTCACGGTTAACCGTTGCCTGTTTTGGCGTTGCTTTACCTTTTGCATTCCACTTGCCATTAAGTCTATGCTCGCGATATTGAGCAAACATATTTCTGTCGAAATCAGACGCCAGTGGATCACCTAATCTTTCACAAATAGCATCAAGCTTGTTTTTTCTACCATCGCCTGATGTTAACGTTTTTCCATGCATTTCATACCAGCGATTAATCATATCACTTAATCGAATAGCATTAGATTCATTGACGCCAATATCTGATTGACCCGCACCTTGCATCATTTTACGTTCATAAGCTAGCGCCTCACCTTTTGTAGCGAGCCGCTTTCTTATGCGGGGGCCGTCTCTCCCTTCAGGGAAACACTGGCATAACCATTTACCATTAGGGAGCTTACTAACCGCCATTTTTCACTCACAGATAATAAGATTGATTGACTATTAAAGCACCGTAGTCGCTTAAAATATTTGTCAAAGAGCTTCCATCTCGTGGATCAAAAGGAAGAATACCTTCCATAATCCTTTTGTTAATATCGCTCTGCTTCTCTGTCGAGAGATCATTCCACCAACTTGGAGAGCAAAAAGTATTCTCGCAATATGAATATAAGAACGCGACTAGACGGTCAGCCATATCACTTTTACTATTTAGCGACTCAATAAATTTTCGAACGATAACATCATCATCTTTAAGCCAAGAGAAAATAAAATAACCATTTTTACCAGAATAGATGCAGTTAAATATCACTGTACTAACAACGCTTTCTGCTAATGTTTGGAGCTGATTACCATCAAAGTCGAAATCAGGGAGAATCGAACCACTAGCATTAACTTGTGGTATTTCACTTAATTCAATAACATAATGGTTCATATCATCAAAACTTTCAGTAGATAGAATGTCATCCATTTTGCCTTTTAATATTCCCAAATCATTAAGTGAATTATCAATCCCATTTTCAAAACTCGACATCATTCTTTGTATAAACTTCTGAGTATCAATATCAGTTCCTTTATCAAACTGCTTTAGAAAGTCAGCAGTCTCCCCATTATTTTTTTTCGCATACAACTCTCTACATAAAGGCCTATATGACAACAAAAAACAATTTTTCTTTGATGGTATAAATATGTCATTTTCTATTGGAGAAAATAAATCCCTATCATGAACCGAACAAAATCCTGTAAAAGTCGAGGCCGAGTTTATTCCTATTAACTCTAATTTCAAGATACCTGAATTTTTTTCTACTGAATCGTAAGTTTGTTTAATTCCCATCACATGACTATCTTCTGCGATTGACTTTAGGCTTGAGCTTTTTGATATCGTATGCGCTCTAATCATCTTTTTTGAACAATCACATTTTAGTAAATCAGGAACACTACAATATTTAACATTTCCTATTTTTTTTGAGTGCTTATAAATATCCCCACGAGATATTTCAGGCATTTTCTCTCTATTAAGGTGGCATTTTTTATACTTAACCCCAGAACCACACCAGCATTTATCATTTCTACCTAATTTCATACATCACCTTATCTATCAGAATATAACCATCAAAATATAATCATTTATCACAAAGTTTCATAGCTTCACTAATAACTGGTCCGATACTAATTTTTGCACCTTCAACTCGTGGATTGTCTTTCCAGATAGCTGCACCATTAATATTGTTGCTGCTCTTCTTACCATTAGGAATGTTTCTTGAGTTATTTGAACTGTATTTTTATCTTTGGCTGCTTCATTTGTTTCTGATGAATCACAACCGAATAATGCTAATAGCGATACCGCTAATAATATATTTTTCATTTAAATACTCTCATAATGAATTAATAATCAAAAAATAATTAGTCCAATAAAGAAACCAATTGCAAAAACAGCAGTGAATTGTTGTGGGTACTTACGAAATACATTTATCCAATTAACGCCTTGAGATTGCTCTTTTTTCTGTTTTTCTTCGTAAAGCCAGCCGAGCGCTTGTCTAAGTTGTGAACAATTCAATTCGGTTAAAAGAGATTTCATTGCAAATTTAAATTGACAATAAACCATCAAATCATCTCTGAGTACTTTGTCATTTTGTGTATTTTTTAATAGCAAATGAACAAGTGATGACTTAGTGGCTTCCTCTTTTTTTTCATCAATCATCTTATTTAAATAATTAACAATCGATGGATATTGTTCTGTTGTGATCTCATCAATTTTTGTCACGCCGCATTCAGCATGCACCAGTTTCCAGATCACAAATTTCTCTTCACTGCATAGTTCTGAAACCTCAGCAACTAATTCATTAAGTACTTTTCTTTGTGCATAAACTAATAATTTCTCATCATTATTAGTATTATTGATATGAATCACTTTACTGTCTTCATATCGCTCTATATGAACACCACCCTCTTTAAAGTCTCGACTAGCAATGCGGCTGTCGTTTCCTTTGACTTCAATGCTCACTCATACCACCTATAAAGACTATTTTTTATTCTCGTGAAAATCACGCCCTGCTATACGTTGACCTGATCCTGTTACATTAATCGTCGTTTCACTATCAGCAGGCTTGTTTGCGGTTAAAGCTGCAAATACAGCTTGTTTTACTGCCAAAGGCGCAGAACGGTAGTAGTTAATTAGTTCCATTTCATCATTTGCTAATGCTTCACTTGATCTGACTCCAGTCACAATAAACTGGACATCAACTCCAATTTTTGAAAGTGCCGCTAGATATAAAACATCTGGTGAGCGTTCACCCTGTTCATATTTAAGTTGCGCTAATTTCTTCACGCCCCCCACTTCGCCAAATGCCATTTGACTAAGCCCAATTCGCTCTCTTTCTGAGCGAATACGCTCACCGATATCTATTTGCATACAAAAACCCTTGACATGTATTCAATTGAATACCAAAATACAACTAACCAACACTTAGTGGATCACAATATAACATTATGACACAAGAAAAAAATGTACCTAGATCGCGTTTAACTGCATCAGGCGGAGATAAGAAATTGATTCCTATGCGATTATTAGAAAGCGAAAATATTGAACTTGAATTATTAGCGGAACGAGAAAGCCGTTCTAAATCAGCAATGGCGCGCCTTGTGTTCCTCGAGGGCCTGAAAGTAATAGCGAAGAGGTAGTTATGAGTAACGTTACGTATGAATTCAGTGTCTCAGCGCCTTATGTATCTGTTAATAAATATTCAGAGCTCACCGGCATACCATTAGAGACGGTGAGAAAGATGGTGCACCGTGGCGACATAATTATAAGGCCCAAAAAAGGTGCAAAAGAGAAAGTTCAAATCAACATGATTGCAATGTTGAAAGATGCAATCAGAAATAGCTAATCCGGTGTATTTATGATTGAGAAAATTTCAACACATAGCTTTACATACTGTAATTTCACAATAACAAAATTACCGGCGAAAACAATAAACCCAATCACTCGCTATAACGTTCAGCACGATGGGTGTTCGTATGGGTTATTTGATTCGCTTAATGATGCAGCTCAATACATTGATAAGTTATATGCAATGCGCGGGACACATCCATGTATTGATGATTTCGTTTTTAATAGAACGGAGAAGATAAAATGAGCCAATTACGTTTGCAGTACAAATATAAATTAACAGGTTCATCTGTAAAAAAATTCGAACATAAAAAGAAAAAAAATAAATTATCTTTAGCGGATAGGCTATTTATGACCGCCGGTATTTTATTTGTTTTTTATTTATTAATCGCTTCTATTTAAGATTAATTATTTATGGCTAGCACTACAACTGAACTTGCTAAAACAGAAGGCATTATTCAGTTACTGAATAATGTAGAGCAAGATGTAAGTAAGCATGATTGTGTCAGCAATAAAGCGATTATTAAAGCGTACAAAAATGACGGTGGTAGCATTGCTGAACGTACATACGCAATAAACAAAGCAGCAGCGCTACGAACATCTGTCTTTCACAAAAACAAAGAGAATCCAAAAAATCATGAACTAGCGGGGTTTATTGAATACTTAAGATTAAATGATAAACGAACATTGAGTATGATTTTTTATTTAGCTGAAATAAAAAAAGAACAGCACAATTTAAAGTTTTATGATTTTAGTAAAGAAGAGAAGCAATCAATTATTACAGCGATAAATAAAATTAAAGCGCTTGCAGCGTTAATACCAAAAAACATTGCAATGCCTATTTAATGAATAATGAATAACCGGAATTTAATGACGTTGAGCGTCAGGGATTTCCACACTCTAAATATAGGATTTTTATTATGAAAAACATTGAAATTAAGCCCATTTTAGTTGGTGTTGACCTTGCTACAGGTGAGCGTGATTACTCCGCTGTGGCTGTCAGTATTCATGCTATTCGTGAAGACGAACGCAAAACATTACTAGATAAATTCTCATCGCGCATTGACTCGCTAGCGTGCAAAGCCGTGCAAGAAAAAATGTCTTACTCCGAAGTTTATCAGCTACTAGCTGGAGAAGCGGAACGTTTATCAAACGAAGCGGCGGAGCTAAATCATGTCTAAAAACTTTGACCGTGCTAGCGAGTGTGAAGCGCAAATGCGTGAGCATCAAATCAATGCTGTTGTTAAGCGTCCTGTTGGTGTGTCTGCTTTTATGTGTGAAGAATGTGGAAATCCTATTCCTGAGGAGCGACGCATTGCTTCTGTTGGCTGTGTCCGCTGCATCGACTGCCAAACCATCTTTGAACTGAAAAATAAACATTATCGGGGTGTTTGAGATGAAGAGAACACACGAATTAAAAATAGCACCTCGTTATTTTAAGTTGATCCAAAAAAAATTAAAGACAGCTGAGTTTCGCCGGGCAGATAGGGATTTTCAGGTAGGAGACCGCCTTATTCTTCGTGAATTTAATTCATTTGCTCACCCATACGCCAAATACACTGGTAACGCGATTATTTGCCAAATAACCGATGTAACAGATGTCAATGAGGTTTATGGGGAACTATCACAACTATCAAAGTTTGTAATGATTTCATTTTCAATTATTAAAAACGAGGATAATTACCATGGCTAAAGCAGCTAAAACAATCCTCAAGTGGGCTGGCTCTAAAGTTCGCATTATTGAACAGCTTCGCCCTCACCTACCAAAAGCAAAGCGTTTAGTTGAACCTTTTGCCGGCTCATGCGCAGTGATGATGAATACTGACTATGAACAGTATTTAATTGCTGATGTTAACAGTGATTTAATTAATTTCTATCTCACCGCTCAGGCATTGCCTGTACAATTTATTCCAAATGCTGAATATTACTTTCAGACATTTAATCAAAGTAATAGCTACTACGATATAAGAAAAAAATTTAACACAGCAAAAAAAGACATGACGCCAGAAGAAATGGCTGTCAATTTTTTGTATTTAAATAGGCACTGTTACAACGGACTTTGCAGATATAGCGAAAAGACAGGTTTTAATGTTCCTTTTGGTAATTACAAAAAACCGTATTTTCCAAAGAAAGAAATAATAGACTTTGCTGTTAAATCTCAGGATATCATCATCACTTGCCTTGAATGGCAAGACACCCTTTCACTCGTTGATTTTAATGACGGTGTTTATTGTGATCCCCCTTATATGGGCAGTGGTTTTACTCAATATCATACTGCTGGTTTTTCCGATGCTGACAATGAAGCATTGGCAATTGCTTTAAAAGATATCAATGATATTCAAGGTAACCCGATCACTGTATCTAATTCGCCGGAAGCAACTGAGCTTTATGCTGATTTAGGTTTCACTATTCATGAAATAGATGCACCGCGCACTATATCCGCAAAAGACAATCGTAAACCAGCTAAAGAAATTATTGCTGTATTAAAGGGGGTCAAGTAATGGAACTTGATCCTAAAAATGGCGTGTACATTAGCGGGACACGTTTTGCTATTCAGCGCCATGTTGATACTGAAAATAATAAAGTCATTTGGCGATTGCTTGAAATTAATCGCTTTGAACGTAGCTATAGCCTCGTTTGCTGCCATTCAGATCCATGGATGTTAGCAATTGACCTGGTTTCTTATCATGTGCAAAACGTGAAAGGAAAAGGCATTAAAACATTAGATATTTATCGCGAAACAGTAGATATCATTTCTCGCCGTTGTGAAACCGCGATTAATCTTTTAAGACCTGAAACACTAGGCGGGGCGCTTAATGTCTAAGGTATTAGATTTTACTAAACTACCACTAACTTATACCGCGGACATGGTTTTTCCGTATCCGTGGAATAAGCCTAAAGAGAATGAGTATTATAAATCAGATGTAGAGAAACCGCTTACCCGTGAACAGCAAATTCAGGGGCAAGCGATTTTAAGTGACATTGAAGCATTGCCCCGCGTCCTACGTTACCGCTATCAAAAGCACTATGAAAACCTCGTTAAAGAAAAAGGCTTACGCAAAGCGCATGATTTTTTGTATTTCCGTTTTCATGAGCAAATTTGGCCGCGCTTGAACGCTGTAAGCTCACGCTATGAGATGAGTGCAAAAGCATTGTTGACACTTTCTACTCGCTTATCTGTCGAAGTAAGCCAATTCAATAGATTGTTTGATCTGAGTGATAAACCCGTAAAAAAGCTTGCGGAGACTATCGCTGCCGGCTTTTTCGATTTATATGAAAAGTATTGCGATACGCTGACCGAACACCATAACGGCGATCGTGAAATTATCTATGAAGATTCAACACAAACTGAAATCTATGGTCGTTTAGCTGAATTAGCAAAAGGGCTGCATATATCACCGCTTCACTATCAAGCCTATTGTCGTGTACTTAAAAATCGCAAACGAGGCAAAAAAAAGCAAAATTTAGATGTTCGCAAAGTTATTTCCGCTATCCAGCGCCTAACCAATACAGATTATTGGTATCGCAAATTAAAAGCCCATCGTACCCAATGGCTTGAAGCCTTGATGATCGCAAATATGGATGTTTGTCAGAATCGCAACCCCTACGCCAGTAAACAAGCAATTCGAGCTGTGCAAGCGCAACGTTTATCTAATATGCAGTATTTACAAGGCATGGATATTGAAGACGTTGAAACGGGTGAGCGGTTTGATCTGTTCGATAAAGTGATGGCAAGTGTTTCAAACCCTGAAATTCGTCGCATGGAATTAATGGCGCAAATGGCCGGTATTGAACGTGTAGCGAAAGAACGTGGCGATATCGGTATGTTTATTACCATGACTTGCCCTTCTAAATATCACCCAACAAAGCTACGCAAACGTAAAAAAGACGTGATCGCTGTGCTTAATAGTAAATGGAAAAATGAAGCATACACACCGAAGGACGGACAACAGTACTTAGTCAAAGTCTGGTCGCGTATTCGTTCTGCATTTAATGACAATAACATTAATGTTTATGGTGTTCGTGTTGTTGAGCCGCATCATGATGGAACACCACATTGGCATATGCTGTTATTTGTTGATAAAGCCAGCCGTGCAAAAGCCATTGAGATTATGCGTAAACGCGCTTTAAAAGAAGATGGTGACGAGGCCGGCGCACATAAGTACCGTTTCGAATGTAAGCACATGAATCGCGGCGGTGCTGTGGGTTACATTGCAAAGTATATCGCTAAAAATATTGATGGTTATGCGCTTGATGGCGAGATAGACCACGAAACCGGCAAAGATTTAAAAAGCATGGCAGCAGCGGTTACTGCTTGGGCTTCAACATGGCGCATACCGCAATTTCAATTCTATAAACTTCCCTCAAAAGGTGCTTATCGCGAGTGTCGTCGGCTTCCGCGAGGCGTTTCGATTGCGGATCAGCTCGGTGATGTTGCGGAGCGTGTTCGCGCCGCTGCCGATGGTGGTGATTTCTTTGAATATGTGATGTCGCAAGGTGGGCCATGTATTCGTCGTAAAGAAGAAACGATACGAGTTGCACGTGAAGTCAGTGATGTAAACACATACGGCGAAGAGGTGCAGAAAGTGGTAGGTATTTATAACCAGCTCGCAACCGGCAAACCAACACTCAAAACGCGTGGAAGGCAATACAAGATTGTGAAGAAAAACACCGATGCTGCGAACGATGGTCTTTTAAAAAGCGCCATCGGCGCGCCTCGGAGTCCTGTCAATAACTGTAGATCGCGGATCACATCAAATCTATCAGATGTGCAATTTTACGAGCCAGAACACTGCTCTGGTGAAGTATGCAACATAGAGGAATACGGTTTTGCGTTTATTGAAACAGACGCTCAGAACGCGGCAGGAAGCGAAATTTCACAGGGTAGACAGCAGCGGCAAGTATCACGAATTGAATTAAATGAAGAGGAAAGCGAATTAAGGCCAGAAATTTGCAGTTTTATGCAGAAAACAGGCTTTGATCTGCCAACTGAAACCATGGCCAACATGTTTATTAAAGGTATGGCCATCAAAGATGATGACCGTATTTTCAGGTTTGACGGTAGACAAGTGCGGGTTATTGAGTCGGAATTAGTCATAAAAGAACGAATTCAGGCAGTGAAAGCGAAAAAAGAGGCGGATTTACAGCGGAGTCGGAAGCGTTGCGCCGCGGCGCTGGCGCGCATTGAGAAAATGAAACATTACAAAAATAAGTGAATTTATAGATAAAAAAATCAGTAACAGTTACATTATATTTATAATATTTATATGTATTGGGATTTTAATTCTGAATGGATATTTTATCTATTGCATGGTGGAATACTAGTATGTCTCCATCTAAAAGCAGAGATCGCATGGATGATGAACAATATAAAATCGCTATCTCCATCATAGTAATGCTCATTGATACTTATAACTTAGATTTTTTATGCTTAGGTGAAGTCTCACCTAATGATATAAATTTACTTAAGGGATTACTTAATGACAACTTTGATATATACGACGGTACATTCAAAAGTAGTAACTCTCGTATTGTTCATGACATGTGTGTGATTTATAAAAAAGAAAAATTGATTTTTTTAAATGATACGGACATAACAAAACAGAAAATTCCCTTAGGATCAATTAGAGCAGGATTAGAGCTTCAATTTCAACATATCCAAAGTGGACAAGATTTTTTTATCTATGCCGTGCATTGGCCAAGTAGAACTACAAATAGTTATGGTGAGGATACTAATAAAAGATATGAATTAGGTGCAACGGTTAGAAACGCTATAGAGAACCGAGCAGAAGATAAAAATGGGAAATTTTATATTGTATTAGGTGACTTTAATGATGAGCCATTTAGCAAATCAATAACCGAAGGAATTGGAGCCACTAGAGATAGAAAATTACTTCGAAGAAAGCCCGAACTATTGTATAACCCGTTTTGGAGGCACGTAGGACATCCTATAGCATTTCCAAATGTTGGACATGAAACAATGTCTTGCGGAACATGTTATTCTAGTTCTGAATCGACAACCAATTGGGCTACTTTTGATCAAATTCTTTTTTCATCATCCTTCTTAACAAGTAGCACTTGGCGCTTAAAAGAGGAGTCTATTAAAATAATTAGAGACTTCGAACTTGAAAAAATAGTATATAATTCAAGATATTTTATTGACCATCTTCCCGTTGTTGCATCAATAGAGAACTTACTACCATGAATTATGACGACATTTTGAAAAAAGCAATTAAACTTGCTGAACAATCACAAGATAACAAAAAAGAAATAAAAGATATATTTCAAAGCATTAGCTTTTCGATTGAAAATTTTACTGATGGTAAGGCTTCATTGCGTATTATTGAAAAAGTAAGAGAAGACGGTGCTTTTTCAAGAATTGCTCGATATACGGCAGGGGGGAACCCAGTTGATACATACAATGCAATCTGTATATATATTAGCCAACAAAGAACTGACATCGAAATAGCTGAGTGGAAAATCGGTAAAGAGGGTTATCCTTGCAGTCTAACCTATTCAAATAATAAAGAGGTTTATTGTTCAAACAAAGCAGAGTTGGAGCAAGCTTTAGCTGAACTTATTGGCACCACAGAAGTTGGTGAGATATTACTTGAGATCATTGGTCGATAAAAACAATATAATCACTCAATTAAATTTACTCAAAGTGAAGCGTTTATCTTATATAAGAGTTGTATAATTATCGCAATTTCTTGCAACAATCCGCATGATCGAAAGAGGATCTCAACCCCTGCGAAGCGCTAGCACTAGCGCGGTTCAGACGATCGCTTGCACTTGCATGAAAAGCGTCCTATTTAGTGGGCAGGCGTGGCGGGGCTACGATTGCGCGGCGACATGTTTATTGTTAATTATCCGTCCGCAAAATCTCAGCGTCACAGAGGCGTTAAAATCAATTATTTATGCCACAGCAGCAATTATTTTTGCGCTGATTACAGTGGCGTACAGCGCGCTTAATTCGCTAATTAGTGAGGGGGGATTTCTGCGGATTCGTCTTGGCAGTGCCACTTTGATATAATATCGTGGGGTCTTATTATTATAGGAGCCATCAAGATCACCTACATGTAGGCGAAAAAATACCGCCTCGGTGGGCGGTAATATTTATTCTATTGTCATTAACTTAATCGTTATCATCATCTAGCTTATACGGCTCAAACTGTATTACTTCTTCCCCGCACCAGTCGTTTAACTGTTTCATCTTGGCCTGTAGCGGTATCAGTTCATTGCGCACAAATACCTTTGCCGCCTTTTCAACATCTCCAAAACCGCCGGTGTTTTGTGGAATGATCCCCATCATCTGCGGCGGTACGCGATGCGCGGCCAACATGTCATCACGACTGACATTTTTGATATTTAAAAATTCGTCTTTGGCCGCAACCTCACTTAGTGGCATAACTTGAATGCCGTCCTTCTTGCCGTTCGGTGCATACAAAAACAGATTACGGAAATTTCCTGGTCCTCGACTGCTACGTACTGCTTTACGAATGTTCTCTATGTCTGTGGGCGATTGTGAAGAATCACTGATATACATGATGTAACCCGCATGGCTGCCGTTCAGATAATAACGGCGACGAAATAGCGTTGCGGATTCGTTGAGCAGCGTAGAAGGTAAAGCCGCTAAGTATTCAGGCAAGCCATAAAGTTCTTGATTCACATCCGGCTCTATCAAATGAAATACGCTACCTTGATTGAATGCGAACGGCTCACTTTCATAGCCGTATTTCACAAACCAATATTGCTCGTCATCGGTACCTCGGCGCGTATATTTCGCCGGTGTATGCTTGAATTTTAATAGCCCGCCGAGTTGGTTGGTTCGTTCTTCAAGATATGCATTACCGAACATCAAAAAGTCGAGTGAAAAGCTGTCGAACGTTTGTCGGTCTAGTAGTCGGTGTGGCTTAAAAGTACTGGTTAAAATATTGCGTTTGACATAAATCGCACTGCTGTGATGCGGCGCGGCACGAAACGCTTTTGATAATCCATTAAAATTAATCGGCGGTTCGTACCAATTCTCCATCCTTACACATTCAAGGTAATCATAGATTTCACGGCTATCAAGAACAGAAACCGGCTCACCAAATGTGAACGCCTCTACGCCGCCAGTGTTTTGCAATTGATTTTGTTTTTTACGATTTCTACGGCTCATTAGTAAAGCTCCACGATATTATGATGTTGGGTGCTGTCACCCGTGATCGGTTCATTGAACAAAGCATGCATGGTTGCCCATGCTAAATCGGCGTGACTGGCGTCCTCGCTGCGACTGGCTTCATATGTTGGTCGGTTACCGCTAGCCGTTGCTGAGCGGCGAATGGCCATAAAGGATTGAATAATGTCCGTATCCCCAGCGTCGAACTCTAAGCGACCGCTGTTGATCACATCCCATGCTTTAAGCACTAATGCATTTTTCATCGCAGGGTTATAGACAAATTCACGGGCTTGCGGGAAAAATTCTAAAACAGATTGATAAACACCGTGGCCAATACCGGTTGAGTCAATGCCAATATACTCGACATTATAGCGTTCGGTCAGTTGCTTGATGGCTTCCGCTTGAGCGCGAAAGTCCATACCGCGCCATTGATGGCGTTCAAGAATGCGGAATGAGCCGCCCATCATGGATGGCGGCGCTATCACTACGCAACCTGCACTGTCACCATTTTCTGTACCTTTGGCGGGGTCGTAGCCAATCCAAACAGAACGATATCCATAAGGCCGGTACATTTCAGGTTGAAAGTCTTCCCATACATCCCAACTATCAACTAAGCAGCGCTGCATTAGCTCTAGCGAGAAAATAGATGCGATATCATCAACAAAATCACACATCAGTAAGTTTTGATATTCATCGGGGCTGTATTCCAGCCTTAACTGATTAATATCAAATAGATTACAGCCGCCTTTTATCGCATCTTCCACGGTGACAATTTGACGCCATTGACCATCTTCACACAGTCTGCCGGCGGCAAGTGCGCTATGGCTAATATCAATCTCTATGCGATCAGCTTTAGAGCGACCGCGATTAAATAATTTTCCTGACCAGAACGGGTACGCGCTATGTGTGAGACTTGAAGGTGTTGAAAAATAGGTTTGACGCCACTTTTTATGCATCGCCATACCGCTGGCCACTTTGCGCAATTCAAGAAATTTAGGTATCCAAAAGAACTCATCTAAATATAAATTACCGTGGTAACTTTGTGCTGTCCGTGCATTGGTACCGAGAAAATACAGGGTTGCGCCATTAGGCAAAACTATCGGATCACCTTTTAAGTCAACATCAACCTCTCGCGCCATATCAATGATGTATCCTTTGAATACGTGCGCTTGGGCTTTACTTGCCGATAAAAATATTTGGTTTCGGCCTGTTGTGAGTGCATCCATAAAGGCTTCACGGGCAAAAAAGTAAGTCGCCCCGATTTGGCGTGATTTTAAAATGTTACGAATACGGTGTTTGTGGCCTGCCCCGTACCAAACCTTTTGGTAGGCAAACATATTTTCACGAAAGATTTCTTCCAGCTTTTCAATCAGCTCTTCGCTAAATAAATTTTTCTCAGGGGCGCGGCGTTCGCCGGCATTGCGGTTGGCCAACTTCGGATTTAAATCAACTTCATTACCGCCGTTTTGGTATTTGCGGATTTTTGCGTGACGTTCGACTTGCCGGTACAACAAGTCAATTTCTTTAAAGTCTTTGCCTTCCTTATTTTCTTTGCCTAGCAAGGTACAAAGCCGCATTTCCAGTGTCATTTCAACACGTTCAATCGGCGTAATGTCATCCCACTTGTCGCGCCGTTTCCAGCTATGAATTGTGGCTGATTTTTCGTTAAGCAGTTCAGCAATACGTGCGATCCTGTACCCATTAAAATACAGGTGCATCGCGCGTTTACGGGGTTCAAAATCGTGTAATGGTTTCATGCGGTCAGATTACTGGTCGCAATTCTTCCGCGCCCTCGCCTTGTGTTGTACCTCCCTCCTTTACAACAACGAATCATTGTCTCTGTCATATAAACACTGGAACCATAAGCCCATTATTCTGATGTGACTGATGGAGTCATTACATGGCGAAAAAAGCAAAGCCAGTGCGTATTTGTGTTGAGGGAGCTACAACCGATGGCCGCACAGTACCGCGCAATTGGTTAACTGAAATTGAAAAGAATTACGATCCGAAGGTCTACGGTGCGCGCATTAACCTTGAGCATTTAAATTATGAATGGATGCCGCGTTTTGGTGATGTGGATTCCGTCTATACCGAAGAGATCACTGAAGGCGCGCTAAAGGGCAAGTTAGGGCTTTATGCAAAGTTATCGCCGACTGACGACCTGATCCAAATGAACCAAAAACGCCAAAAAGTTTATACCTCTGTCGAGATTAGCCCGAAATTTTCTGATACTGGCGAGGCTTACTTAGTTGGCCTCGCGGTCACTGATCGCCCTGCTAGCCTCGGCACTGAAATGCTGCAATTCAGTCAAAACAGTGGCACTCACCCACTTTCAGAACGCAAACAATCAAAAGACAACGTTTTCACTGCGGCTGAAGAGACGCTTTTTGAGTTTGAAGACGAACAACCCGAAGAGCCAAAAGGTCCATCTCTATTTGCTCGTATTACTGAAATTATTGGCCGCAAAAGTAAAAACGATGATGCCCGTTTTACGGACGTCAATAAAAGCGTTGAGCTGTGCGCAAAAACCATTGATGACGTACAAGCCGAGGTCACTACCCTGAAAGCGCAATTAAACGATTGCCAAAAAGAGAACGATGAACTGAAAGCACTACGCACTGAACTGACTGAACTAAAAACCCAGTTAACCAACACTGATAACAGCGGCAAACAACGCCCTCAATCGCTGGGCAATAGTGGTGCACCGGCAGCGGAATATCTGACTGATTGCTAATTAGCCCCTAATTTGAGAACAGACATGAAAAAACATACCCGATTTCAATTTAATGCATTTTTGACTCAACTAGCCTCATTGTTAGAAGTGGAGACAGAGGCGCTTTCAACAAAAGTTGAAGTCAATCCCTCAATTTCGCAAAAGCTGGAAGATAACATTCAGCAAAGCGCCGCTTTCTTGACCATGATTAATGTCGTTCCTGTTGACGAACAATCAGGCCAAGTGATTGGTTTAGGTATTGGCTCAACCGTTGCTGGTACAACCGACACGACAAAAGAAGACCGAGTACCGACAGACCCTAGTTCACTAACGGATATTGAATATAAATGTGAACAAACGAACTTTGATACTGCATTGACATATCAAAAACTGGATTTGTGGGCGAAATTCAAAGATTTCCAATTGCGCATTCGTAACGCGATCATTCGCCGCCAAGCGCTTGACCGCATCATGATTGGTTTTAATGGTGTTACTCGCGCCAAAAAATCTAACCGTGAAGTGAATAAATTGCTGCAAGACGTGAATATTGGTTGGCTGCAAAAAGTCCGCAATGATGCCCCTGAGCATGTCGTGAGTGACGTCAAAGATGAGAACGGCGCAGTTATTTCAAAAACTATTCGTGTTGGTATGGGTGGTGACTTCTCCAACCTCGACGCACTGGTTATGAGTGCTGTTGATGATTTGATTGATGAAGAGTACCAAGATGACACCGAAATTGTTGTGATTTGTGGTCGTAAGCTGCTGAGCGATAAATATTTCCCACTTGTCAATAAAGACCAAGAAAACAGCGAAAAACTGGCCGCTGATATGATCATCAGCCAAAAACGGATTGGTGGTTTACAAGCTGTTCGTGCGCCGTATTTCCCTGAAAACGCACTATTCATCACTCGCCTTGATAACTTGTCTATTTACTGGCAAAACGAGACCCGCCGCCGTCACATTATTGATAACCCAAAACGCGATCAAATCGAAAACTACGAGTCAGTCAATGAGGCTTATGTGGTTGAAGACTATCGCGGCGTGGCCTTGATTGAAAATATCGAAATGCTCACAGCACAAGTCAAAGCGCCTGAAAAGGAAGAAACTGAGACAGAAAAGGAAAGCGCATAGTGAGTAATAGCATTTTTCGTCGTCACGTTATCCGCATGAGTGCCGAAAAGGACGCGCAACAGCGCGATCCCATCACACAAACTGGCTCGGCTTATACCCAAATGGTCTTAATGATGAACGCTGACCGCCGCCGGCTAAAGCGCATTCAGTCATTTGAACGTAAAGCCAGCGTGAAGCGGGAAATGCTACCCAATTATGCACCGTGGGTCGCGGGTGTTTTAGCCAGCGGAAAAGGACAACAAGATGATGTGACGATGCGCGTGATGCTCTGGCGTGTCGACGCCGGCGATTGGCACGGTGCGCTAGATATTGCTGAATATGCTTTGCGTTATAACCTGAATATGCCTGAAAAGCACACCCGAACAACGGGTTGTGCTATCGCAGAAGAGATTGCCGATCAGGCAGAAAAGCAATATGTAGCCAAAAACCCAATCCCATTAGATGTCTTAACTCGCACAATGGAATTAACCATTGATGAAGATATGCCAGACCAGGTGCGAGCGAATCTTTACAAATGGTTAGGCTATGCACAGCGAGACAATAACCAGCCGCAACCAGCGACGTGCTCATGGTTGCGTGCGCTTGAGTTAAATGATCGTGTTGGTGTGAAACAAGATTTGCGACAGCTAGAAAAATACTTAGAAAAGCAGCAAGAAACCAACACTACATTACAGAACGAGCCACCGCGCTAGGGCGGCACAGAGACACAACTTAGGTTAACGCCTCTGTCCACCGCCCACCTATTAAGAGGTGTCAGTATGGATTTTACATCCACGCAATCACAGAACATCACTGATGAGGTGTTTCACAGTGGTGATTTTTTTCCCGATATTCACGCGCGGGATTATCAGCAATCTATGTTAACAGATGGCAAGGTCACGCATGAACGCCTTCGCCACGCGATCACTAACGCCATTATTGAAATCAATCGTGAGTTAACAAACTGGCGACAAACGCAAATCACCAACGGCTATATTTCGATGGATAAAGTGCCGGCTGATTTTATCAATGATGACAGTGAATTAGTTCTACTTTATCGCCGAGCCGTTTACAGCCAAACCAAAGCCAATTTGACCGAACGTTACCGCGATGTTGATACCACTAACAGCGGTGAAAAAAAAGCCGAGGGTCTAGGTACCACAATTGATGAACTGTGGCGTGATGTGCAGTGGGCAATTCAGCGCATCAAGGGGCAATCACACAACATTGTTGAGTTGATATGAAAGTGACGGCACTGCAAGGCGAAACGCTGGATGCACTGTGTTTTCGGGTGTTGGGGCAAACGGCGGGCATGGTCGAAAAAGCCTTAGAGCTTAACCCGCGTTTAGCGGAAATGGGCGCTATTTTACAACATGGCACATTAGTTGAACTCCCTGATATCACCGAGCCGCCGCAAAAAGTCCTGATCCAACTTTGGGATTAATAACACCCTCAATAGGGGGATGGTATGAAAACGATGAAAGAACATTTAACGGAAATTTTCGAAGCATTGAAAAACGCATGGCCGCAATTATCCGGTGTCGCATTAGCCATATTTATTCGCTACGCCATTTTTATTTATGACGGTGATACCCGTAAAAATAAATGGGCCGAATGTTTATTGTGTGGCGCACTTTCTTGGGCGGTGATCAGTGGTGCTGAGTTTATCGGTATCCCTGAAGCGGCCTCCGGCATGATTGGCGGGGCAATTGGTTTTTTAGGTGTTGAGAAAATACGAGATATCGCGCACCGCATGATTAACAAACGATTGGGGGATAAATGACACCACGAGGCATACGTAATCACAACCCCGGAAATATTCGCCATGGGGCTAAATGGCAAGGTCTAAGCGAACAGCAAACAGACCGTAGTTTTTGCCAGTTCACGGATCCTGTTTGGGGATTGCGCGCATTGTTTAAATTACTACTCAATTATCAAAAATTGCATGGCCTGTGTTCTATACGCGTAGTGATTAATCGCTATGCACCACCCATTGAAAACCATACTGAGAACTATATTCAGGCAGTAGCCAATAGCCTCAATGTCAGTCCTGATGACTGTTTAACATTGGAAGATAAAGCCGTTTTATTTGAAATAAGCAAGGCGATTATCAAGGTTGAAAACAGTAACCAGCAACCCTATAGCCAGCAACAATTTGAAAAAGCGTACAGCCTGTTATGAGTAAAACGCCACTGACATTGGCTGTCATTAGTATATTCCTTGTGGGATGCCTTATCTTTTTGTTGGACAAAAGCGAAGCATCCCGCAAGCGTTTAGTGAATGCAAATAACCAACTCGCAAGTGAACTTGCGATGCAACAGCACATTATTGCCGACCAGTCATTACAGTTTCAGCGCTTTAATCAGATTGCCGCCAGTGCTTCATCGCGAGGTATTCAGCAGCGCGCTGACGCCGAGGAAAGAAAAATTGAATACAAAACCCTGCTTAAAAAAGAGCCAACATGTGATTTGCCTGTGCCTCGTGATATTGCTGACAGCTTGCTCAACAACACCTACCGGTTACGTGCCAGCGCAATGCGTTCCCTTGCCGAAAACACTGACCCAGCCAGTACTGCCATCATTGCCCGACAATCTATAACCTACTGTGATTTGGCGCTGTGGGTTAATGCCTTGCTGGCAGACTTAGAGCAGGCCAATACCCAGCTGATGGCTATCGAAGACATAGAGGACGCAAGGCAAAATGAAAAAACTGAACAGCATTAAAGACCGGCTGTGCCAAAAAATCCCTTATCTCAAAAGCAACCCTGAAAAGCTCTATTTGTTTGTTGATGATGGCAGCATCATCGCGACCATGGAGCCTTCGCTTTCCTATGAATACAGCTACAGCCTAAATATTATTATTGAAGCCTTTCCTGATGACCAAAACATTGTTTTTGCGGTCGTGTATTCAATATAGAGATCATCACAATAGGTAATGCTCCCGCTCTATGAATGTGCCGATGATTTTGTCATGCATCTCAGGCGACTTTGAATAA